CGTCCTGGTTCTCCGTCACCGCGTAGGTCCGCACCTTCTCCGTCGACTTGTCATGCCACACCGTGCGAATGTTCGCCATAGTTCCGTCCTCCTTTACGCCACGTCGATCGTGATCCTGAACTGATACAATAGCCCATCCCCGGAAAGGCTGGAATCCAGCGCCGTGTCGGCGCTCACCCACAGATCGTCGTTTCGGTCGAACAGTTTGACCTTGGTGACGATGCCGCCGCCCGTCAGCGTCGCGTCGATCTCGAACATCGCGTCGATGTGGCCCTGTCCGTCGGCGTTCACTGTGACGCTCGTCTGATACTCGCTGCCGTTGCAGGTGTACGTGGCGTACCAGATGCGCTCGGCGAGGAATCTCCCGATGTCGCCGATCATGTCGCTGTTTACGATTATTCCGCTTGCCATGCCTTGCCTCCAATCACAAATCGTCGCCGCCGCATATCAGCATGTCGCTCGCCCGGTTGATGGTCAGCCCGCCGGGCGCGTCCCCTTCGACGGACAGTGTCAGCCTCGCCTCGAAGCTCGCGCATATGGAATCGAGCACGCTCCTCGCGTTCTTCATCAGGAGCACAAGCTCAATGACCTTGTTATACCAGTCCTGATTCTCCGGATCGCCGCTTGTGATGATCCGGAAATGGTACGGTTCGCCGCCGTACTGGAACCACTCCTGAAGTATCGTCGATGGATAGACCGCTGTCAGCGCCGAGACCACGGCGGCGTTCGTGCCCGCGTGCCTGTGCACGTACCCGGCGTTCTTGATGGATTCCCGCTTCTGCTCGACCGTCCAGCCGTAGTTGTACCAGTAGACGTCGAAATCCTTTGCGAGTATGTCCAGCATGCTCTCGGGCATGCTGTCGATGTTGGGATACAGCGTCGCGATGTCCGCGCTCGCCGCCATCTTTTCAAGCGCGTACGCCAGCGTGGACACGAGCGGCGACATGTTCGCGTCGTTCGCCAACACGGACGGCGCGGTGTGCAGGAGATTGTCCCGGGTGATCCCGTTAGTCATCCTCGGTCCCTCCGTTCGTCAGCGAGATCGTGTCGACGGCGGCGATCTGGGGCGTGACCGTGCTGCTTCGCCCGTCGTTGAGCGCGGTGAACACCGGATCGGTGACCTCCACGCGCCTCGCGCCGGCGGCGATGACCATCGAGATTAGCTTGGACGGGTTGATGTCCTTTCCCATCTTCGAGCACTGCCAGGCGACATATTCGTCGACCGCGCTCGCGACGGCGGCCTCCATGTCGCTCGTGCTCGCGGTGGAATTGCTTGGAAGGTAATATGTAAGCGCGATGTCGTACGATACGATCGCAGGATCCGCCACCGTCACGTTGTCGGTCAGCGGCCGCACGCTGTCCTCGCTGCACGCCTCCAGTATCGCGGCCTTCGTCGCGGAGTCCGCGATTGTCCCGTCGTCCATGATGGCATAGATCTTTACCGTTCCCGCGCTGGGCGAATTCACCACCACGTCCGCGATGCTGGTCGATACGCTTTTCGCCCAGTATTCGTAAGCGCCGCGCGAACCGGCGCAGGAATACGCCGCCTGACTCGCGACCAGCAGCTCGTAGTATTCGTCGTCAGTCGCCTCGTCAGCGCCGCCCGCCGATTCGTCGATGTTCGCGCAGTGGTCGTAGTACAGCACGTTGCTGATGTCGATCAGCGTGTTGATCTGTCCCGCCGAGAAGCCGTTGCCGGCGACGCCGTCCGTCGTGCACTCGCACACCACGTCCGCGTACGTGCTCCCCGCGGCGACCATGGCGATCTCCGTGGTCGCGAAGATCGGTTCGCCCGAGGCGGGGGAGACCCGCGTCCCCTGCGGTATGACCACGTTCGTAAGCTGCGCCGCGCTCAGCGTGAACCGCATCGTCACGGTCGCGGGCGTGGCCGCGGGGCGCCCTTCGTCGAAATACAGTTCTCCCAGCGCGTCCAGGTTCTCGCCCTCGGCGCGGGAAGGTATGTTCTGGTTCGCCGCGTAGTTGATTCTGGCGTACGTCTCCACCAGCGTGTCAGAAATCCACGCGATAAACAGTCTCTCCGGGCTGGACGGCTGTACCGTGCGCCCTGTCATCAGCTCGTATTTCTCGATCAGATCGTCCATGATGGCGTCGAGATCGTCGTCTACGAACTGGTAATCGCTTCCGGATGCCCTACTCATCGAACGTCACCTCCAGTATCGGGCGCAGCATGTCGGGCGTGTCTGCGTCGTTCTCGAACGTCACGCCGGTCACCGTCACGCCGTCGACGTATCGCGTTATCGCCTCAAAGATCGCCGCCGCGTACATCGTCTTCGCGACCAGCACGGGCTTGTGCAGGTATTCCCTGTCCACGCCGAAGTCGCGGTAGCAGGGCACTTCGCCGCGCGTCGTGCTCAGCACGATATAGATCTGCTGGATCTTTTCCTCCGCCCTGCTCGCAGGCTCAAAGGTAAGAGCCATGCCCTCTTCGAATCGCATCTTCATGGCTCATTCCTCCGGATATTCCTTGATCTTGATTTTTGCGGAGATCGCGAGCATCGTGCCGTCCATGTAGAATGAATCGCTGCTCGCGTCCACGTTCGTGACCACCCAGTTCCCGCCGATCGTGTCCGTTCCGACGATCAGTTGCACCACGTTGTGGTCCGTCACCAGCTTGCGAAGCCTGTTAAGCATCTTCAGCGGATTGACGCCCAGGAACGCCGAGAAGTCGGCCTCGAATTCGATCTCGTCCGGCTCCGTGCCCGTGTACTCGATGATGCCCTTGCGCCCGTGCAGCTTGTGCGCCGCGTAGGACGCAGACGTCTTCCAGCTCAGATTCTTGATCGTCTTGACGGTCTTTTCGGACACGGAGAATACCACGCCGCCCAGACTGCATACATTCACGGTATCACCCCCAGCACGTACCCATCCATGTCGAAGCCGCCCGGATATATGGCCAGCACCTTGTCGTTGACCGCGGGCATCCAGCTCTTCACGTATCCCGTGTGTCTGTGGCCGTCCGCGGTGTCGGTCGTGAGCGCCTCGCCGGGCCGCTGCAGCACGTACAGCCAGCCGGAGACCATGTCGCTGTGGTCGGGAAAGTACACGCGCGCGGTCATGCTGTCCTCGTCGATGGCCGAAACGATGCCTATTTTCACAGTTGCCATTGCCACGCCTCCTTATGTGAACATTCCCTTATCTACCCAGCCGTCCACGTTGCAGTTGCCGGTCAGCTTGTTGTACCTGCCGCCCTGCAGCTTGTATGGGTGCGCGTCGCCGAGGGCGACCTTGAGGATCAGCGCCGGGCCCTCCCTGCGCTTTGAGCTGGATTGCCTCGCGCTGGACGACGAGCCCTTGTACTGTACGCCGCCCTTGAACTGCACCTGGTCGCCGACCTTGTAGAACTTGGGCACTGCCTTCGTCGGATATACGGCCTCGTCGACCTTCCTCAGTTCGATGGTGGTCGTATATCCGGCGCTCTGCGACACGTCGTGCTTCGCCTGCCGGATCAGGTATTTCCCGCTCCAGTAGCCGAACTTTTTAAGCCTCACCGTCATGCCCGCGCAGAGCAGCGGATTGCCCTTCGTCGTGATCGTCGCCTCGCGCTCGAACTTGTTGTTGAGTTTCAATAGCTTCTCCGCAAGCTCCGTCGCCTCGGCCACGCTCGACACCTTGCGGTTGGTCACGATCAGCTTTTCGACCTCTTCCTCCGTTTCGGTCTTCTTGCTGCTCTTTTTGTTCTTCTTGTTTTCCTCTTCCTTTTTGAGCTTTTCCTTGTACTCTTCCGTGTAGGCGGTGCCCTTGATGGCCTTGCCGGTGCCAGGGTCGGTGTAGCTCACCTCGCAGAGGTCGTACTGCACCTGGCCCTGCCCGGTCGACAGCGTCCACTTCGTATAGGTGCCGTCGCCGAACGTGAACGTAGCGACCTCCTCAAGGTCCTCGTATTTCCGCTGGTCATAGATCACGATCTGGTTGTTCGCGATCTTGAGCGAGTAGCCGCACTCCTGGCACAGTCTCTTGAGCAGCGCGATGTCTGTCTCCTCGGCCTGTTCGACCCTCTCGTAGTGCTTGTCATACGTGAAGTCGAACAGCGTCCCCATCTCGTATTTATCCGCGATGGTCGTCGCGATCTTCTTGAGCGTCGTATATTCCCATGACTTGTCGTTCTCGGTCTTCCTGATGCCGTTGTAGCCCAGGGACAGCCCCTTGACCGTTACGTTTGACGCCGGGCCTGTCGCCTTGATATCGTCCACCTCGAAGGATCCGCAGTCGGTCGTGACGGTCCTGCCGTTCTTGTCCACGGTGCTGATGCTCGCTTTAATGCGCATGCCCTTGATCCTGCCGGTCGGCACCTGCTTGGTCCACAGTTCCACGCTGGACAGCTTCACCCGGCTCGCCTTGCAGCAGCCGGTCTTTCCGTTGTAGCTGACCTGTACCCAGTCCTTTGCCGGGATGTCGGTCACGGTGAGCGTCTTGCCCTTCTCGATCGTGGTCACCTTCTTGCCGCGGGAGCTGCACGTTTCCGTAAGCGTGATCGCCTTCTTGGCGGTGAACTTGCACCGGTACTTTCTGTATGTGTTCCCGTTCACCTGCTCTACAAGTTTTTTCCACGTGTCGGACTTGCATTTCCCTCTGACACCCAGGCCGTTGTTCTGCTGGAACGCCTTGATCGCGTTGACCGTCGTGTCGTCCGTCTTGACCTTGATTTCAGTCAGATACCCGAGATACAGCAGGTAGATCTGGCAAAGCACAGACTCGAATGTCGAATAGCCCTTCGATACGGAACGGTAGTGGGTATAGTGCCTGTCGTTCACGGTGATGTACTGCTGCTCTGTCCGGGTCTCGTTCCTGATCGTCTCCGCGCCCTTCTCGATGTAGTCCTTGAGCCAGTCCTGCAGCCATACGCCGCTCCGGTCCTCCAGCTTGATCTGCAGATCGTCGGCCTCGTCCTCCTCGTTGTCGATGTAGCTGAGCGAGAGGAGGTATTTGTTGATGACCTTCGACACGTCGATCCCGTCGAATTCGACCGAGACGCGCGTCTGTCTCGCTTTGTCGGCCATTATGCTTCCACCTGCTTCCATGGCGGCAGATTCGCGTTGTTCGTCGCGCTGTCAAGGTCGATGTCCGGGATCGTGATGCTGATCCCCGCCGGAAAGAGATATGTCCCTATGTGCTGTGTGTTCGCCGTCATCAGCGTGTCGATGAACGACGTGGTTCCGTAGGCCCGCAGGGCGATCAGGTCCCACTTGTCGCCCTGTATGGTGATGTAAGTGCTCACGCGAACGCCCGCCTCCTCTCGTCGACCTCGATCTCCTTGAGTATGTCTTCGAGTTTGCTGCGCATGCCCTCGTCATGCTCCTCAATCATCGTCCGTATCTGTTCGGTGTTCCCGCCGCCGCTGATGTTGTAGACCGGCGCGAAGTTCACCTCGTACACCACGCTGCCGGATTCGCTGTCGCGGTAGGCCGTCGCGCTCACCGGAGCGGCGTCCATGTGGCGCGTCATGGCCTCGGTCTGCTCGGCGGTATACACCTGTTCGCCGCCGCCGAAGTAGACAAGCTCCGGGCCATGCTCGCCGACGATGGCGTAGCCAGGAGCGGCGTCCACCGTGCCGATCGCGTAACCGGGCACTTTGATGCTCGGCGCGTGGATGGAATTGAGCGCCGCCTGCGCCGCCGATGCGACGCGCTGATAGGCCGCCCGCACGGTCGGAATCATGCTGTCCGCCGCCGAAGCCATCGCCTGGAACGTGCTGGAAGCGTTCGCGGCCGCCTCGCTGGACATCTCCATTTCGCCGATGGTGTCGGTGATCTGCTGCTGCATCGCCTGCATCTTCGCCGAGAAGTCCGTCTGCATGTCTGCCGTTGTGGTCGCGAATTCTTCTCTCGCCGAAGCCGCCGTCTCGTAGGCCGCGTTCAGCGCGTCGATCTCCCCCTGGCTCGCCTCCGCGATCGCGGAGAGCGCCGCGGCGCTTTCCTCGGAGCCGTCCGACAGCGACGCCAGAAGGTCGGTGTTGACGCCCTTTGCCGCCGCGTCCTCCAGAAGCTGCGTGTACTGCTCGATGTATTCGACCTGCGACATGATGTTGCTCGTCATGTCCCCCACGGTAAGCTCCGGGTTGATCTCGATCTTCGGGGCCTTCTCGAAAAGGTCGAACTGGCCCTCGATGCTCTTGAGCGCCGCGTCGTAGGCTTCTTGGTACTTGGTGCTCAACTCTTCCATCTGCTCGATTATCGGCGCGACCGCCGTTTCGAGCGAATGCGCGCTGTCAGCGGCGTCCTCGGTGCCATCGCCGAAGTCCTCGGCGGCGTCCGCGGCCTCCTGTATGCGGCTGCGCACATACTCCATCGCTTCGGCGACGATGTCCGCGCCGCCCTCCATGCTCCCGAACTGCGCGTTGAGCAGACCTTCAAGGTATTCAAGCGACATGCCGCCGTCCATCACACCCGATACCAGGTTGTCTAAGAACGTCTGCTGCGTGTCGTTCGCGTCGAGCACCGCTTCGGCGTACTTCTGCACCTCGTCGTTCGCGTTCTGCCACGCGGTCTGGCTCACCGTGGCGGACGCCTCAAAGCCGGACATTGTGGCCTCCAGACCGGCCATGGTGTTGAAGTCATAATTTTCGCCGGTGAGCAGGTACATGAGCCTCTCGACCTCTGAGACGTAGCCCTGCACTTCCTGATCGTCCCAATTGAAGTCGAGGCCCTGCGAATCGTACAGGCCGGTGATCGAATTATAGGCGTCCTGCAGCTGCTCGCTGAGCGTGCCGGCGCCGCTGTTCATTCCCTCGATGATGTCAGCCTGGTTCTGCGACGCCTCGTCCAGCAGCCGCTGGTAGCTCTCCGCGTTCTTGACGGCGTCTGCGTAGTCCTTGGCCTGCGCCACGATGTTGTCGTACGCGCTCTGACGCGATTCAGCCTGCTTCAGCTTTGCGATGGCTTCAAGCGCCTCGACCTGCGCGGTGTAGGATTCCGTCTCGCTCTCGGTCGCGGAGATCAGGCCGCCCGACGCTTCGGACAGCTCGCGCTTCACTTCGGCCAGCTCTTCCTCCTTCGCGGTCAGCTCGTCGACGATGCCCTGCGCCTCCGCGTATTCCTGGTTCAGGCTGTCGTAGCTTCCCTGCAGCTCGTCCACGTGCGTCTGCTGCAGCGCGATCAGAGCGGCCATGTCCTCCATGCGGCGCGACAGGTCGCTCTTTTCGCCGCTGTCCGTCGTGGCGGTGTACTTTTTCTTGAGCTCGTCGTAGTTGGACTGCAGTTCGCTCAGCACGCCCTTCGCGTCGTTCAGGTCCGTCTCGACGCCGCCGATCTCGCTCTTCAGGCTCTCCAGATCCTTTTTGAAATCTTCAATGTCGCCGAGGCTCGGTGCGATCGTCACCTCTGTGCCGCTCACGAAATTCTCGATCGGAATTACACTGTCGCCGTCCTGTATGCCCTTCAGAATGACTTCGTCCGAATCGATCAGGTTTTTGGCGATCAGCTTTTCGGCTACGTCGGCGGTCAGTTCGATGTTGTCCGATTCGATGATGCCGGCCTGCTTCAGCCTTTCGGTGCACTCTGGCGTCAGCGTCACGACCGTCGTTTCAAGCACGTCCGCATCTCTCAGCTTCGACGCCACGTACGGCGTGAGCGCGATCTCGTTGGTGCCTTCGATGAAATCGTCCGTGGTGAGTATGCTGCCCTTGTCGGCGTTCGCGTACAGCGTGACGGTCTGCCCGCTCAGGAATCCCTCCGCCGCGAGCTGCTCCGCGGCCTCGGCGGTCAGCTCGACCTCGTTCCCCTCCAGGAATCCGTTCGCCGCGAGGAACGCCGCGGCCTCAGGCGTCAGCTCCACCTCGGACCCCACGAGGAAGCCCTGCGCCTGAAGGAATTCAGCCGCCTCGGGCGTAAGCTGGATGATGTTGCCGGAGATGAATTCGGTGCCCGCGAGATGCGCCGCCGCCTCTGGCGTCAGCTCGATCTCGGTGTCGGTGACGAATCCGACGCCCTCGATGTAGTTGCCCTGTTCTGCGTACAGCGCGAGTGTGTCGTCGTCGATGAATCCGTCCGCCAGCAGCTTGTTGGCCGCTTCCGGCGTGAGTGTGACCTTCTGATTGTCGAGGAATCCCGCCGCGGCCAGCACGTTGCCTGCGGACGCGGTCAGCGTGATCATCGTCCCGCCTGGTATGAAGTCGGTCGCCGCCAGATAGTCGGCCTGCTCCGGCGTAAGCTCGACGTAGGTGTTGTCCACGAAGTCGTCGGCGGTCAGCTCGGCTGCGGCCTCCGCGGTGAGCGTGAGCTTTACGCTGCTCGCGCCGCCGACGCCTTCGATGCTCTTTCCGGTATTGGAGATTTCCTCTTGCAGCTGCTTGTATTCCTCGCAGAGCTCTACGATGTGCTGATGATTTTTGATGTCCTCCATTGTCTGGTCGAACTGCTCGTCCAGCTCCTCGAAGCTCATGCCGGTGTCGCCCAGCACGGAGGACAGGTACACGATGCCGCCCGCCAGCGCCGCGACGCCGCCTACGACGCCCAGTATGATCGGCAGTCCCGGTATCGCCGCGGACATGAGCGCTGCCGCCGCCGCGCCGATCTTCAGTGCCGCAGAGAGCGCCATGATCCCGCCGACCGCCGCGCCGATGACGCCTATGACCGTCGTGATCGCCTGGACAACGCCGGGATTCCTTTCGATGAATTCCGCAATGCCCTGCAGCACGGGCGTGATCGCGTCAGCGAGCGACGCCATAGCGCCGGTAAACGCGTCGCCTATGGCGATCTTTACGTTGTTCGCCGCGTTCTGCATCATGGTCAGCCGCGCCTCGGTCGTGCCGTACATGATGCCGGCCTTTTCAGTAAGCGCGGTGTTGCTCTCCCATGCCTCGTTCGCCTGCGCGATCGTGCCTGACAGCAGGTCGCCTGCGGACGCGAGGCCCAGTATCGCCTTCGTCTGGCGCACGTTGGTGATTCCGAGCTCGTCCAGTATGACCACCGCGCTCTTGCCGTTGCGCTCGGTGTCGTTGAGCCCCTGTATGAAGGCGTTCATCGCGCCTACAGCGTCCTGCCCCCACGCCTGCTTGAATTCGCCCGCGGTCATGTTGGCGACCGATGCGAAGTTCTCGAGCCCGTCGCCGGTCTCGACCGCCTTGTACAGTGTGGAGATCAGCGTCGACATGGCCGTGGAGCCCGCCTGCGCCTCGATGCCCAGGGAGCCTACGGCTGCGGAAACGGCGAGTATGTCCGTCTCGCTGAAGCCCGCAAGGCTCGCGGATGCGGCCATGCCCTGCGACATCTGGACGACCTTCGAGGCCGTCGTCGCGGTGGCGTCGCCCAGCTGCGCGATTGTGGAGCCGAGGCGGTCGTACTCTGTCGTGCCGGTGATGTTTGCGAACTGCGCAAGCATCGTCGCCGCGTCGTCCGCGGTCAGGTCGGTGGTCGTGGCAAGCTGCGCCATGACCTGCGTGAACTGCTCTACGTTGTTCTGCGCGATGCCCAGCTGTCCGGCGGTGGTCGCGATACCGGCAAGCTCTGTGGCCGTGATGGGGATCTCTGTGGACAGCTCCTTGAATCGGTCGCCTAGGCCGCTTATGAACGATTCGCCACCGCCGACCGTGCGCTGTACGCCGGCCATCGCCGTTTCATACTCGATTGCCGCGTCCGCGCACTGCTTCATCGCGTCCATGAGCGCCTTGAGCCCTTCGACGATGCCTGCGGCCACCAGCGCCTCGCCCATGGCGGATACGGCGTCCCCCATGCTCGCGCCCATCTCTTCCGCGGACTCGGCGGCCTCCATCTGTTCTTCCTTGAGCCCGTCGATCTCGTTCTTGAGCGCGGCGCTGGCGTCCCCCAGGTTGTTTGTGTCCACGCCCGCTTCGTTGAGCGCGTTGCCCATCGCGTCGAGCTTCTGCGTCTGCTGGTCGAGCGCGGCA